ATCTACAACTAAATGAAGATGCAGATCCTTTTACTTCATCAAGGCAAATATGTAATGAATGGGTTAATCTAATACATGACTTGTATAATGTGAATAAAACATATTGCGAGAATGAAGCAACACCATTGCATATTGAAATAACTGAAGGAGCAAAACAACTTTATCGAAAGTATTATAAAGAGAATCTACAATCAGCAAATCAAAGAATTGCAGATAATATCGAAGGTCATATCATTGGAACACAAGCAAAGATGTCAACCTACATTCCTCGATTAACTCAATTAATTGCAATAATTAATCAACCTTTACAACCTATTGTAACTGAAGAAGTTGTAGAGTTAGGACAGCGTCTTTTTAAATTCTATTCCAATAGTACGATTTCAATAATATCAAAGATATTCATGGAAGCAGATACAGGACTTCCCAATGAATTGGAGTTGCTATACAATGCTTTGCCGGATACATTCACAAATAAACAGGCTGAAGAAACTTGTATTAAGTTGAATTTACCAACTCGAAAGTATAAAATTGCACTGCGGCGGAAGGATTTCGGGAAACTATTCCGGAAGGTTAAACATGGAGAATACACTAAAACTTTATAAACTATGACACACGCATCATTATTTAGCGGCATCGGTGGATTTGATTTAGCAGCGGAATGGGCAGGATGGCAAAACCTATTTCATTGCGAATGGAATTTATTCGGACAAAAAGTATTAAAACATCATTTCCCAAAATCAATTACTTACAATGACATCACTAAAACAGATTTCACTATTCACAGAGGAAACATTGACATTCTTACAGGCGGATTCCCATGCCAACCATATTCATCAGCAGGGAAACGATTGGGAAAAGAGGATGAACGCCACTTGTGGCCGCACATGCTTAGAGCAATATCAGAAATCCAACCATCCTGGGTTGTGGGCGAAAACGTTCGCGGACTTGTTAATTGGAACGATGGATTGGTATTCCACGAGGTGCAGTCTGACCTGGAAGCTCAAGGCTATGAAGTACAGCCGTTTCTTATTCCAGCTGCAGGCATCAACGCACCACATCAAAGATACAGGATTTGGTTTATCGCCTACAATGTTACCTACGCCAACAGCAATGGATTGCACAAATGCAACAGCAACAATGAAATCATCACAGGTGAAAGAGGGTTCAATGCATTCGGTGACATTAACGAGAGCAATGGCAATGGGGATGCTACCAACACCAACAACAAGATGCGATTCATCGAGGAAAGTGACAATAGAGAATGGGAAAATATTGAACAAAAGTCATACAACAGGGACAAAATTTGGGATAACATTAGGCCAATTAGCGAAAAATGGGATGCTTCCAACACCATCAGCAAGAGATATGAATGGGGCAGTAAGTGCAGGGAAACGAATTTCAAAAAATGGCAAGATTCAAAACTATGGGAAACAGCTTCCAAACATAGTCCAGGATCTTGGTGGGAAACCTTCCCAACTGAATCCCCAATTTGTACTGGAGATGATGGGATTTCCAACGGATTGGACGGAATTACCTTTTCAAAATGGCGAAAAGAATCAATTAAAGCAGGTGGAAACGCAATAGTGCCACATGTAGCATTAAATATTTTTAAAGCTATAAATGAATATGAAAGAATTAACTGCATCTAATATCACAGCAACTGCAATAAAAATCTTAGAATCTAGATTTTGTTTTGTATGGAGACAAAATAATCTAGCTGTGAGAGGCAGGACATTCACTGGTTTAAAAGGTGTACCTGACATCATAGGTTACCAAAAGCATACAGGGGTATCAGTATTTTGTGAGGTAAAAACTAAAACAGATAAGATCAGTCAATATCAAATAGATTTTATGAATAAGGCTAAAACATCAGGATGCCACTGCCTGATAGCCACAGATGTAGATGGAGAGGTGATACTAAAAGAATGGCCAAACTACTAACCTATGAATAAAGAATCCATCATCACACAAATGTACCTGGACAAAGACATCAGCCAGGCTATTGGAAAAATGCAGCCTGTAGAATTGCAGGATGATCTAAGACAGGAAATTTTTTTAGTGCTATGTGAGATGGACAATGAGAGACTACTGGGAATGTGGACTAGTGGTTATTTAAAATACTTTGTAGTCAGGACAATGCTGAACATGGCTAAGAGTGATAGATCTACTTTTTTTAATCAATTTAGGAGATCTTTCAGTGAATATTGTGATAACTATGAAAGGGCTGATGAGACATCTGAGGTGCATGAGGAAATGGATAGTAAGCTAAAAAAATCAATGAGTGAATTGCACTGGTATGAAAAAAACGTATTTGAACTATATGCTGAGAATGGCAAAAATATTTTAAAACTTAGTAGAGACACGAAAATACCTTACAGATCCCTATTTAAAACTGTAACTAAGGTTAAAAAGAAACTATCTACAGCAGTGAGAAAAGAGGACACACAACAAAAGAAACTGATCGGAAACTTTATACATGCAAACCTGGATGTATTAATTGACATTAATAAAGAGACTGACATGGACACATTGATTGACATCATTGATGAGGTTAATGCTTTTATAAGAGAAAAAGTAGAGGGTAGAGCAAAGGATGATGTTTGTATAAAACAAATAGGTGGGTTAAAAATAAAACAAGTTATATGATAGACTTACTACTACAGATCATTTCAGCTGGACTATTCAGCTACTATTTTATTGAGATGGCTAGATTCCATAAAAAATGGAAAATAGATTTTAAGCCATTCAACTGTATTGTGTGCCTACCTGCATGGATAGCACTAGCACTATACTGGCTGCCATTTTTTATTACAGAGATCATCCTGGTGATGATGGGTGCAGCAATATTTTCCGTATTACTTAAAACATTAATGACAAAAGCATATGAATCAGGATCACATTAATTTTATTGAGGCCAACAAAATTAACTTTGAAACAGTTAGACTAGGCTATACTAAAAATATACCTATTGAGACATTGAAAATGTATGAGCATATTTATCATTTGTATTTGAATCCTAGCTATGTATTAACATACTGGTGTGGTGACTGTGTATTTGATATGCTCAAGAGATTGATGTATTACTATGAGGGATTGCCAAAGCCAGGCACACCTGAGCAGTATGTACAGACACCACCTGAACTATTAAAACCAGGTGAAAAACAGCCTAAAAAATCAAAGAAAAAATAAAAGCATTGCCCCAGTAATCAATCAAAATAAAAATTAACAAACAGGGGTGTTCGTTATTTTTCCCTGATGGGCTGGGGCATTTTTTAAAATCTACTACTATGAAAGCAATTCAACTTATTTACTTTTTTATGATTTGTGTGCCATTTGCATGCTGTGTATATTTATCAGCTGTGGTACTATCATCAACTTTTAGACTATTGAAATCTATATGAGAATATTAGTAATAACACAGCAAAATAGTGGTGTAGGGTATCATAGATTGATGCTACCTATCTACTACATGAAAAAAGAATTTGCATTCTTTACTGATACATTAAATGATGAGATACTATATGAAAACTATGATCTAGTGGTGATCAATAGATACATACCAAACTGTCATATAGATGATTTGCTAGCATACAGGGAAAAATATGGATTCAAAATAGTATTAGATATTGATGACTACTGGCATCTAGATCCATGGCACATCCTATATAATCAGTATGATCCATTGCCTATCATTGAGCATATTAAGATAGCTGACCTGGTTACCTGCACAAATGCTAGACTAAAATCATACATTTTAGAATACAATAAGAATGTATCTGTATTGCCTAATGCATTGCCATATGGCAAAGATCAGTTCACAGATGTACATACACCAGGTGAAAAGATTAGACTAGTATACACTGGATCTATCACACATGAGAAAGATGTAGCACTATTACGCAATCCATTTAAAAAAGTTTTAGGGGATAAGACACTATCTGATCAGCTACATTTCACACTATGTGGATATGATCCTGCAAATGACTATAGCAAAATGGTATGGCATAAGATGATCAGTGACTTTACTGTAGGCCTTAAATTGCCAGGGAATGTCAAAAAATCTTTGCCTATCATGGAATACATGAATTTTTACAATGAGGCTGATGTTTCTATAGTACCATTGATAGAAAGCAAATTCAATGGCATGAAATCAAATCTAAAAATATTAGAGGCAGCATCTAAAAAGATACCAGTGATAGTGAGCAATGTAGATCCATATAAAGGATGTCCATATGCTATCAAAGTAAATAATCAGACAGACTGGTATAAAAATATTAAAAAAATAGCTGATGATGCTATTTATAGAAAGGAGATGGGTGAGGCTAACTATGAGTGGTGTGCTGAGAATTTTCACCTAGACAAAGTAAATATTTTGAGAGAGCAGCTTTATGGATCAATGCTATGAAAAAACACATAAAGGTATACATGGATCACTTTGGATATGGGATTGATGATTTTATTCCATGTGAGATCTGTAAAGCAAAAGCAGTAGACATTCACCATATAGATGCCAGGGGCATGGGTGGATCAGATGAAAAGGATCATATAGATAATTTGATGGCAGTGTGCAGATCATGTCATTTGTTATTTGGAGATAAAAAACAGTTTTTAGAAACATGCAAAGAACTACATAAAATCAGAATGAATGGCAAAGATAAAACAGGATAGCACAAAGGTAAATTTTGGGAAAAGAAAGGCAGGGCATGCAAAGAAAAGTTATAATAAACATTCACCTAGGCCAAAAGCCTACAAAGGCCAGGGCAGATGATTCTAGAATTGCCTATATTCTGTCACAATGAAAAGACTAATGCATTGAGGACAAATGGCAAAGAGATAGACTTTGAACTGTTTGATGTCAAATTTTGTACTTTTTACCATATCCATGCTATCAGCCCATTTTCATTAAAAGGCATAGAATATGCTGAGATCTATGTAGGTGATAATAGATTCATCACACCTTTGACATACCAGGAATTGAAACTACAAATAGAAAGCGAATGATATTACTACCTGCACAAATTGAAAGCATAGCATCTAGGAAAGATAAGACTGTAAAGATCACACTAGGCACACAGGAATTGACACCTGCCCAGGCAGCAGAGATTTTTCAGCTGAATCAAAAGTTTTGCTATACAGCCATCAAAGAGGAATCATTTAAAAGTGATGAGGTGGATGCTATTGAGAATTTAAAAACTGACATGGAATCAGAAAAGACACCCAGTCAGAGACTGAGAGCAATCCTGTATGTAAACTATCAGCAAAAGCCTGAGGGCTACAAAGATTTTGCTACTTACTACCAGGCAAAGATGGAAAAGATTTGTGATCATTTTAAAAGCAAACTAGACTAATGACATACATACATCCAACAGCAATCATAGGCGAAAACGTACAAATAGGTGACAATGTCTACATAGGTGCATACTGCATCATAGGATCTGCACCTGAGTGGAAAGGTAAAGAGAATGAGAATAAAGGTGTGATCATTAAAAATGGTGCTAGGTTGACTGGCCTGGTGACTGTAGATGCAGGGGCTGAAAAACCTACTGAGATAGGTGAGAATTGCTATCTGATGAAACATAGCCATGTAGGTCATGATGCTACACTTGAGGATAGTGTGACTTTAAGCTGTGGGGCAAAAGTGGGTGGCCATTCCATCATAGGCAAAGGCACAAACATAGGATTGAATGCTGTGATCCATCAAAAACTAACTGTGCCAGGTGGGTGCATGATAGGTGCATCAGCTTTCATAGGAAAGAAAACAGAGATGAAACCAAACGCAAAATATGCAGGTGTGCCTGCTAAATATATAGGAGAAAATAAAAGATGAGAGTAGCAGTCATATTTTTAGATTACATGAGGCATGAGTATACATCTAGGACACTAGAAAGTTTGCACAATGCTGGACATCCTTTTGATCTATTTACCATCAATAAGAAAGGAATAGCTGCTGCTATCAATGAGGGGCTAGATAAGGGATGGAATTATGATGCTGTGGTAACATGTGCCAATGACATATTGATGCCTGATAATTGGCTAAAAACCATGATAGGATATGTCTCATTGATTCCTAATACTGGTATGTGTGGGATTCACTGTGTAGAGAATGCAGGTACACCTGAAAATATCAATGGTGTATTAGTCAATAGAGCATTTACTGCATTTGGAAATGTGATGATACCAGCTACAGCATTTAAAGAGATAGGCTACTTTTCTGAGGAATTTGATCCGTATGGCATGCAGGATTCTGACTATGCCTATAGACTTAACAAATCAGGCTTTGTCAATTACTACATACCTAGCATCACTAGCAATCACATAGGCCATGATGTAGGCCAGGAAACTGACTATAGAAAGATGAAAGATGAGGGGCTGAACAAAGCCCAGGATGTATGGAATAAACTGACAGCCTGGTACGATTCAACAAATAATTATAAAAGACTGCAAAGATGATCCCTATAGTAATACCTATTTTATGCCACAATGAGGAAACAATAGTGCTAGCTGATCTAGACATAGATTGTGACTACAGGCATCTGACTGAGGTAGATTTTATGTTTTTTACCATAGACTTTGCATGTAGGTACGAAAAGCAAGGCAGACAATTTACAGAGATAGTAAGTGGTGAGGATAGCTTTGTAAGTAGTTTATCATTTGAGAAATTTCAAGACATAGTAAGAAAAACAGTGATGTATGGCAAAAGCAACTAAAAAAGTAACTAAAAAGGCTGCACCTAAAAAAGCAGCAAAGCCATTAGGCAGACCTAAGAGTATAGAGACACCTGAGATCATGTGGCAGTTATTTGTGCAATATGTAAAAGATACAAAGAGCAAACCATTGATTGTCAAAGATTGGGTAGGTGGAATAGCAAAAGAGGTATATAGAGAAAAGGAAAGGCCACTGACACTAGAGGGGTTTGAAATTTATGTGATGGACAAACTAGACATGTCAGATCTAGATCAGTATTTTGCAAATAGAGAGGGTAGATACACAAATTATGTGTCTGTCTGTTCACGTATAAGGAAAAATATCAGAGAGGATCAGATAGCAGGTGGGATGGCTGGCATCTACAATCCATCAATCACACAGAGACTGAATGGCCTGACAGAAAAGATCCAGGAAGATGGAAACAAAGAGGTGACCATCAAAGTAAAGTATGAAAAGAAAGAAACACCAACTGATTAAAATATGATATTGAAAATCATTTTGATTATTTTATTGTGGGAATTTGTAAAAGCTGCATACTATAAAATCATGAATGACCAGTAATGGAGAAAACAATCAGACTAAATGAATTGCATGTCAATCAGCAGAAAGTAGTGGATGGCCATAAAAGGTTTTCTGTGCTGTCCTGTGGTCGTAGATGGGGCAAATCTGCACTAGCTATCAATCTACTATCTGAGATAGCACTAGATGGCAAACTAGCTGGATATTTTACACCTACCTACAAATTGCTAGATGGCACATTCAATGAATGCTTGCATGCATTAGAGCCTGTCATATCCAGGAAAAATGACCATCAATTCATTGAACTGATCACAGGTGTCTCTATACTCTTAGGTCTGCCTAATGGCTTTGCTACTTTTTTAGGTGCAGCCTTTTTAGTTACTTTCTTAGTTGCTTTTGCCATACATCACTGCCATTTTTAACAGCATAAGATGATACACCAGTCACCTTTTTA